TCAAGGCTACCGTCAGGAAGTGAAACGTTAAAGAGCACACGGAGTACCCGGTAGGTAAAGTGCTAGCGTTCAAAGGTGAAGCGGTGGAAGTGGTAGATAACAACCAACTATACAAGGATTGTGCAGGGTGTGTATTCTTTGGTATCGGCACCTGTAGCGATGCACCGTGCATTCCGAGTGAACGCGTGGACGGCGGGTATGTAAAGTTCAAGAAGCATGTTACAGAGGGATAATCTACACGGGTATCAGCGTACCGCCGTAGACCACATCAAGGAGCATCCGGACGCGGCTCTGTTTCTCGATATGGGGCTAGGAAAGACAGTGAGCACGCTAACCGCCATAGCCGATCTTATAAACGAGTTCGAAGTAACTAAGGTTTTGATAGTAGCCCCCAAGCGCGTCGCCGAAATGACCTGGGGCGATGAGATAGCCAACTGGGTGCATATCTCACACCTTCGTTTGTCAGTGATTAAGGGCACAGCGAAGCAACGCGAGATAGCGGCACGGGCAGACGCAGACGTTTACACGGTTAGCCGTGACAATCTCGTATGGCTTCTCCAAATGTGGGGCGGGTCTAAAGTACCATACGACATGTTAGTACTGGACGAGTTAAGCAGCTTCAAGAATCACCAGTCTAAACGCTTCAAGGCCGCAAAGATCATACGCCGAAGTGTTAGCCGGGTGGTTGGTCTGACGGGTACGCCCGCACCAAACGGACTTATTGACCTTTGGGCGCAAATGTATTTAGTAGATGGAGGGCAGCGGTTAGGAAAGACAATCACCGATTACAGGGCCAACTATTTCAGACCGGGCGCGCAGAACGGAGGTATAGTGTACGAGTACAAGCCGCTAGCGACAACCGAGGCGGTATTAGGCGAGAAGATAGCCGACATCACATTATCGATGAAAGCCCTAGACTTCCTAGACATGCCGGAACTTACGTACCTCAACAACTATGTAGAATTGTCGCCAAAGGTGAAGAAGCAGTACGATAAGTTCGAGGAGGATCAAGTGCTGGAGCTTATGCAGGAAGAAGAAATCACCGCACTAAGTGCCGCCGCCCTATCAAACAAGCTCTTACAGTTCGCAGGCGGTGCGATCTATGACGCAGACCGGAACGTACATACCGTGCACGATGAGAAGCTAGAGACGCTGGTAGAAATGGTGGAAGCCGCGAACGGATCACCCGTACTGGTGGCGTACAACTTCCAACACGAGAAAGCACGCATACTAAAGGCTCTAAAGGGCCTTGGGGCGGAAGCCCTCGAAGGCGTGGATAGCGTACGCCGGTGGAACGAGGGAAAGATACCCGTCCTGGTGACGCATCCGGCCAGCGCGGGGCACGGTCTGAATATGCAGAAGGGCGGCAACCGTATAATATGGTACGGTACTACTTGGAGCTTGGAGTTATACCAGCAGTTCAACGCGAGGTTATGGAGACAGGGACAAAAGAACAGCGTGTTTGTCCATCACATCATAACGCGGGGCACAATTGACGAAAGGGTTATTGGAGCATTGACCGGGAAAGCAGACACGCAAAATGGCTTGATGGATATGGTTAAGGAACTAATTAAAAAATATAGAGTATGAATGTATTGAGTTTATTTGACGGTATGAGCTGCGGGCGGATAGCCCTGACCAATCTAGGATGTTTCCCGGATAAGTACTACGCGTCCGAGGTGGATAAGTTCGCCATACAGCAGACGCGCCATGTGTTTCCCGACACGATACATATAGGGGACGTTACGAGGGTGGACGTGTCGAAGCTGGATAAGATCGACTTGATTATAGGCGGAAGCCCTTGCCAATCATTTTCCTTCGCAGGGAAACAAGCAGGGATGGCTACGACGGAAAACATAGAGGTAACCGACCTGGATCAGTATCTCGATCTTAAAATAATGGGATTCGAGTTTACCGGACAGTCGTACCTGTTTTGGGAATACATGCGGATATTGACGGAAGTGCGGAAGTACAACCCGGATGTTAAGTTCCTGTTGGAGAACGTTGTTATGTCGAAGAAATGGGAATCCGTGCTAACTAAAGCAATCGGAGTTGATCCCATTAGGATTAACAGCAACCTTGTGTCGGCACAGAACCGGAAGCGGCTGTACTGGACGAACATCGCGCAGATCACGCAGCCGGAAGACGAGGGTATATTCATCCGTGATATTCTCGAGGACGACGTAGACGAAAAATATTATATATCCGATAAAGCCCTTGAAGGTATGATTAATCACACGAAGGTTAACGTGGCGAAGGAAAACCTGTTAGCCGTACTTAAAGAAATAAGCCCGCGTGTGGCTGGCGTGTCAATCAGCGAGAACGGAATAAGACCCCACAGGGGAGACGCGCGGAAGTCCGGTATCGGAGAACTGGGAACCATCCGGTTTGAGTCTTCTAAAGCGGACACGCTCCTGACAAGTTCCAAGCCTATTATACTTGATAGGGAATGGACGCTAAGACGGTTAACGCCTGTGGAGTGCGCGCGCTTGCAGACCGTACCGGGTTGGTATGAGTGGGTAGTGTCGGACACGCAGATATACCGGATGTGCGGGAACGGTTGGACGGTTAGAGTTATTGAGCATATATTAAAAAATTTATTCGTATGAGAACAACAAATTACAATGAGGGTGACGTGGTGATTTTGAGCGATGGAAAACACTACGAGTATTTAGGAGTTAAAAAAATTATAGGAGAGGATAATTATTCTTATAAACCGTTGGAGGCTTCCGATTTCGGTCTATTGTCAGACAGCGACGGACGGTTCGCACCTTTCTCGGGCAAGTTATTAGCGGAGGTTCCCAGGTCCCCCCGAAAGTGGTATCAGAAGATAGCCGATTGGTGGAAAGCGTCGAACCGCTGGAAGCATTTCCTTTTTGCGATCCCGCTTGGTGCGGTGTGCGGCGCATCGTTCACTACGGGCGTAGGGCTAGGGATGGAAGTTAAGGATCACTTATACGGCGGGAAGGCTGACTTCGTAGATTTCCTTCTAACCGCGGTTGGCGGGGCGATCGGGCACGGCGTTATGCTGGTGTTTGGGCTGGACTATTTGATAGGGTTTTTAATCAATTTAATATTTTAAGTTATGGAAAGTATGGAGCATTTATTTAGAGAACAAGAGATGAAGGAACAAGAAGTAGCGGGCATCAGAACCGGACGTTTCAAGACCGCACTGGACCGTGCAGAGAAGGCGCAATATAATATGCGTGTCAAGATAGATAAGGCGGAAGCCGAGCGTGTGATGGTTTACGCCGAGCGCGTACCGCGTAGTGCTAAAGAGATTACGACGATCACGATTTACCGGAAGAGCGAGCCGCAACGCCGGGTGGACTTATCGAGAGTTGAGGCGTTGCGCTTGATCGGTGAACTTAAAGAAGCACTAAAGCTATGATGAGGGACGGATTGAAAATGCTGGGACAAATGGCCCTAGCGATAGCGGCGGGGATCGCGCTTGGTTGTATATTAGTATGTATCTTAAATAATTTATAGTATGCCGACACCATATATTAAGAAGAAACAGAGAAGGGTTCTAGTTATCGAAGAGATGGCACAGTTATATAATCTACATGCGTTTTTCATATTCAACTGGCTTGAGGCGAACGGTGTGAAGTATCTCAAGGTGAAGGGCAAACCGTTTCACTTGGTTAACGCGTCGTTGTTCTGTCAAGCCCTTCGGGATATAATATACGCAGCTAGTAAAGTACGGGACGACAGGAATACGCGGACAGACCCGGAACGCATACCGACAGCAGAAAATATGTTGTACCGTGACAAGGACAAGAAGCGCGTAGGGCCTTATGAGAATGACGATATAGAACGCCCGGTCTACCCGAGTAAAGATGCGGAGCTAAACCGTAACGGGGTAGAGGTTTCAATGTTGTACCGGGTCAATATGTACTGCGATGGCAGTAGGTCGCTAGACGTTTTAGACCGGCGTACGCTGACATGGAAAACGATTGAGAGGGCCGAGAGGTGGAAATGTAAAGATATTTTAGACGATTGGAAGGTTCTGTATAACTTGGATTGTTAAACGGATTTAACTAAAAAGCGCGTTTTCGTATAAGAATGTTAACACGCTTTTTAGTTAAAAAATTTAACGCGCTTCGGAAAAAACTTTGTGAGAGAAAACTTTTTAGAGAGAAAGCTTGATTTTAACGGTATTTTAACTAAAAAGCCTGTTTTTGACAAAAAAGTAGTGAAAACCTCTTTTACATTGCCATTTCATGTTTTACACCCGATCGCACTCACAGGACGCAGAACGCACTTTTCAAGTTTTTGATGTAAATGGTTAAAATTTGTATCTTTTACACTTAACTTGCTTATTTATAGTACTTTATACTGTAATATAGTGTATTTGTAAAAGATATAAAGATGATTAGTATAGAGTAACTATTAATAAGTAACAATATAATTAACTATATTATACTATTGTTACTAAATAATAATGAAATTATGGAAATATTTATTTTAGATATAATAGGAAAACATCATTTTATCCCTTACATCGTTTACACTAGGGCTGAAACGCCCTGTTCATCGGGGTTTTGGGTGTAAACGACAGTTTTGGTAGGTGTAAAGATGGTAATTTGGGCGGAAAAAGCGTATTTTTGTAGAGTTGTAAATAAAAATTATATGGCTACGAAGAAGAAAGAAATTATAGAAACTAAGGAAGCGGTGCAGCTGCCGAAGCCCGAGAAGGTTAGGCCGGATTACGCGCACTTACAAATTGCTCCCACATACGCGACCACCAAGTATCTGGCGGATTCGTTCAACTACACCAAGTGCTACCAGATCGCCACAGCGCACTTCGGGCGTACTCCGATATGGCAAGAACCGGAAGAACTGTGGGAAGCCTACGCGATTTACTCGGCGTGGTGCGAAGCTACGCCGGTTATAACGCAAGAGGCCGTCAAGTCCGGCAACATGGCGGGGACGCTCTATGAGGTGCCAAAGAAGCACCTTCAGTCGGAGGGCGAGTTCTGCATGTTCCTAGGGGCAAATCCCACGTACTTAAGCACCAAGCGCTCCACGTACGCCGAGAACCTTAAGGAGTTCGATCTAACGATATGCGCGGACTTCATAGCGGTGATCGACAGGATACGCGATGCGATCGCGCAGGACCTCGATCAAGGCGCGACGGTGGGACAGTTCGATGCCAACTACGTTCGTGCCCTACGCGGCATTAAAACACAAATGGACTACACGTCTAACGGCGAAGCCATCAAGGGCGGCTTGACGGTTAACGTGACAGATCCGAAAGTACGCGCAAAGGTTAGCTCGATTAAGAACTTTAAAAAGGATCACAAGGAGGATGATAAGTAATGAATTGCACCTATGTATTTAACAAGATGATAGGGCCGTTTTGCGACCCCTACATAAGAGGTATAGCGAGCAAGGGAGGTACGCGTTCATCTAAGACGTGGAGCGTGTTACAGCTTCTCTATTTGGTCGCTAACGAAAGCACCGAGCCTCTTATGATCTCATGCGTTACCGACACGCTGCCCGCCGTGAAGCGTGGTATGTTCCGTGACTTCCAGAATATGCTGTTAGACGAAGGGGTGTGGGACGACAACGCGCTTAACAAGTCCGACTTGATCTACACGGTGAAGCCAGGGGTCTGCATCGAGTTCTTCGGGTGCGACAACGCGTCGAAGGTCCACGGCCCGGCGCGTGACATATTGTTCATCAACGAGGCGCAGCGCGTGCCCCGTGAAATCTTCAGGCAGTTAGACGTACGTACCACGATCAAGGTTATTATTGACTTCAACCCCGTGCGTCGCTTCTGGGGAGAAACGGACTTCACAGGCGACAAGTACGTAACGATCCACTCAACCTACAAGGACAACCCGTACTTATCCAAACAGCAGGTAGAGGCGATAGAGCGCAACGCCAAGGACGCTAACTGGTGGCGCGTATACGGTGAAGGACTGACGGGAGGGCTGGAAGGCCTCGTATATCCCCAAATTGAGACGATCGACGCTTTGCCGGAGGATTTAACGGGTGAGGATGTTAAGTTCGTTACAGGGCTTGATTTCGGCTTTCAGAACGACCCGACCGCTATCGTCAAAATATACATGCGGGGCATGAACCTGTACATAGACGAGGTGTGCTACGAAACTAAGATGCTGAACCGCACGATCGCCGAGCGGCTTAAGGACGAAGGCCTGCACCGTACCATTACGGTATGCGACAACGCCGAGCAGAAGTCCATCATAGAGCTGCGCGGCCTGGGCTGCAACACGATCCCCTGCATCAAGGGGAAAGGATCGATAAGGGCGGGCATCCAGCAGGTGAAGCAGTTCAACCTGTTTGTAACGAAGCGTAGCACGAACGTACTGGACGAGGCGGACAATTACACCTATGTCAAGGACAACCTGACCGACACGTACACCAACGAGCCGGTAGACGATTACAACCACGCATGGGACGCAATACGTTACGGCGTTGATTATCTTATACGTAAATACCGCCCGAGATACGCAAATAATGATTAGATTTGCAGCATGAGAGTAGACGATCGGGTACGCCTTAAATATGATTACGCCGGGGACACGGGAACGATTACAGAGATCGACGTGTTAGGCGTGGTCGTGCAATGGGACAGATCGAACGTTGAAGAGTGGTATTATTACGAAGAACTAGAACTGATTGAATATGAGTAAGACAGTGTTTTATGGCGTGGAGTGGTTGATCCTGAATGAGCAAACCAACTGGCAGGGAAAGATTAAAAACGTTTTTCGTCGCTTGTGGTGGAAAATTTGTGGGTATTACAACCGCAAACAATTAGAATATATTTGTAACTTGCATCCGAATTACAAGGGCGGCCTAACTTCTGACCAAGCAGCGACATTAAACGCGGTGGCAGAGTACGCTAAGGCCGACCCTTTTATTGTAAAAAATGGAAAGCTCGTGTACCGTATACCCCGGATAGAGGATGTAACGTTGTGGCAGGTGATCGAGGCGAGAAGGAGCGAGACAGCAACGGAGAAGGTTACGAAGTGGTGTACGCCTATCGAGCACAAGCCAGCCGAGTATGCGCCGGACAATGTGTATCACCTTCTTTGTGCGACGAAGTACATAAAGGAGCAGATAGAGACAGCGGACGGACTGGAGAAACGCTTGTTTCCTTTTGATGCAGGAAGCACACCAGAAGACGATCCGATCAAGGAAGCGAAGAACGTGCTGACACTCGTGCAGGCTACGGCGGAATTGTTCAAATGTACGTTTGAGGACGCGAAGCGGATCAACTACCTAGATGCAATGCTGGCACTATCGAAGCGGCACGAGGAGAACGAGAAACAAAAGGCAGAGATGAAGAAACATTATAAATCATAACGTTATGGGTTTAAAAAAGTATGAGATTATTACAGTAGGGAGCGACAGGAGAGTACGCGCCCTTCGTTCGTGGCAGGTGGGAGACCGTTACGTCAACATCGGGGACGTAGGCGGCATCGTGTACGACGAGAAGACATTATCACAGGACGGCGCTTGCTGGCTGTTTAGGGGCAACTTCGGTTTCCCCGGTGCACGCATCGGAGGGGATTCGATCGTGGACGTAGGTGAAGCGGCGCTAAGCACAGCGGGCACGCCCGCCGTAGACATTCTAGGGTCTAGTGTCGTGGTGGGAAGTGCAATACGTTTCAGTGTGATTAGCGGAGCGGCAGACGCCGCGGTATTAAGACCCACAGACTTTGAAGAGGGAACGTTTAATTACGCAGCGGGTTCAAATTGGGAGACGTGGAAACAGCCAAGCCCTAATTACTTGAGAACTAAAGCCCCGATCTTTAACGGTGGCGTATCTACAACAGTTTTGAAACTGGAAGTTCCGGGGTACGCGGTTCAAGCCTACGTTTTAGATCGTGACGGTAAAGGTGTGACGGCTACAGCATCAACTAATACAGGGGTAGGCGTGACGCTAGCTATTCCGGCAGGGCAGTACTTTCTAATACGGTTATCAAAAAACCCGGCGGCAACTATTTCGCTATCAGACGTAACAACCGCAGCTATAACCTACACAGCGATTTACGACGGTAAACTAGTTATCAATGATTCGCGCCTAGAAATTAACCCCGCCACGGGTACGGGGACACTCACGTTAAGACCCGGCGGAACGTACTCGGTAGCCGTAGGATCGAATTACCCCGATAGCGTCATACAAAATTCGAAGGTATCCATAACAAGCCATGCTACGGCTAATAGAACCATTACCCTAATGTCTGAAGTTATAGATACTAACGCCATTATAGACGCTTCGGTAGAATCAGCCTCTATTATCGTTGGGGTGTATAACAACGTTAAAAACCTGGCATTTTCTGGTAGTGTTACGGGGTCGTATGATATTAATATCAGGGGAGCTATCCGGGCTACCGACTGTGATAACTTCACTGTATCGCCTACGATCTTTCCGGCGTTGTCGGCGGCGCAAACGGCTAACATGCCATTTATCTTCCAAGGTTGTAACGTTCCGGGCGGCTTATTCTACCATCACACGCAGATAGCCAACACGTACAAGAACATTGATTTTGCGAAGGCTAGCGTTGATTTGGGTAAAGCTGTTCCCGGGGATGGATCATTAGTTAGTTCAGAAGTTGAAGGAATGTATCGGGTGGCTGCACCCGCTTCGGGCGTGATCGGCGGTTTGGTTGAGAGCTACGAAAGTGTTAGGTCTCTACTCATGGCGAGCACGGCGACATCGTACGGAACTACGATCTATAAGGACGCATATTTTAACGGTCGGTTTGACTTCGCAGGTACGAACGTATTCGGCAGCAAATCACCTAGCCATCCATTGGCGCAGGATCTGAACATTCAGCCGCGTGCCGTACAAGGAAATTTTAACACCGCTACGCTGGGTCAAACTGTTACGGGCGTTATTCCGTCAGATAGCCGAGTATGTACCCCAACCCCATTTAGAATTAACGGTGCAAACGGGCTTAAGATTGAGGGTCTATCGGCAACTCTGGAAGCCCTTGTTATTTTTGTAACGCCTTCAAATGTAGTCACCGCGGTAGCTAGCAGCTCGAACGGCGTGCTCCCGTTCCCCGCTGCACGATTAAACGATTATGCGGCTTATGTACGTTTCGGAAAAATAGGGGGCACAGCGATCACACCCGCAGACCTTGCAGGCGTAACCGTAACAGTGTACAACGGCTGTAAGATCGTGAACACAGGAGCAACAGCGGTTAACATGAAGGGCAATATCAGAGTAGAGGATAACGCTACGTTGATTAACTCTTCCATAACGGGAACAGGCTATTTTGGCGGAAACGCAGTAGCGTCCGGTCTGTATACGTCCGGTTGTGTGTTTATGAAGGACAACGCTTCATTTACAAAAACCGCGGGATCTGATCCTATCAGAGACTTGAAAATGACTGAAAATGCATACGCCGTACTGGGTGATGTTGCTTTGAACGGGTGTATACACTTGTCCGACAATGCTAGGTTTACCCCCACATCCGCCGGACTATCCGAGGGTGACCTAGTTATGAAGGATAACGCGGTTGTGTCTGGGGCGGTGATTCTAGGCGGGGTGCTCACAATGAAGGACAACGCTAAGGTGAGCGCGGGTGCATTAAGCACATACGGGGATATAACCCTTTGCGGATCGTACAACCAAACCACAAATAAATCGTGGACGGGTAAACGCGTGATCGACAACGAGAACGCGCCGGAATACGATAATAATGTAAAAACGCAATATGACTTTTAAAGGGATACTAGACCAGGTTGGAACATGGGGGGCGCAACACGCGCTTCCCGTATTCTTCGGAGATGAGGCCACACGTAATCGACTGGCAAACGATATAACGGGTGATTTTATCTTTGTTGATGTGCCCGGAGGAAGGCAGGACTATAACGACTACGCCGCCGAGGCGTTCTCAATCACCGTGCTTATCCAGGTGTTAGGCACTTCTCACTATGAGCGTGACGACGTGTCCGAGATCGACGTACTGGATAGGACGTTTACCGTTATAACCGACATAGCGAAGAAGGCGGTTTGCCTCTATGAGTCCGAGGGCGCAGCGGTGGTTAAACGCCAAAACATTTACGACAGCCCCAAATCAGGATGGGAGATAACCCTTAATCTATCCGAGTAATGGCACGTAACGCGATGTTGGAAATAGAGGTCCTGTTAACTAAGCTAAGGGACGACATAGAAGCCTCGTACAAGGCTAAAGGGCTGATGGCATCCGGTAACTTCGCCAAGGAGCTGAAATTGGTTGTAGGGCGTAACAGTGCGCAAATAACCGCGCCGCGTTATGTAGGTGCGATGGAAGGCGGAAGGGTCGCGGGAAAACGCCCGCCATTGTGGATCATTCGTAAATGGATCGAGGACAAGAACAAGCAAGGGGCGAACATACCGTTAACCGCCGCGTATCCGATCGCGAAGGCTATTGGCGAGTTCGGGATCAAAGTACCCAACGAGTACAACCCGGGCGGCGTAGTTTCGGACGTGCTCAACCCAGCAAGGGTGCTTAAGTTGCAAAACGAAATAGTAACTATAATTAGATACGCTATTATTGACACTTTAAATATTAAATAGATGAATGTACAAATACCGATAGCAGGTTTAACGCTTTCAAACGGTGAGACATACAACGGTCAGTTACCCGTATGGGCTACGCGGCCTTTCATGATCCGGGTATTGCCTGACTATATAAGCGGAAGTGAGTACCCGGTTTATGTCCGGGTAACAAACGGCGGGGCGATCAAGAAGGAAATAGTCCTCCCATATCAGGAAGTGTTATATTTGGATTTGTCGTTTGCCGCTCCATTGCTGACGCGTGCAGACCGTAACAATTCAGACGGCAACCCGGCTTTTCCGCAACAGTTAGTAGAGATATGGAGTTCAAACCCCGCTAATAAAATAACGCTCCCTGTGTTCCATTGTGACGAAACGTATTGGGACACGCTAGGCGTTGATAGCGCGCTCCCCCAACCGACTAAGCCGCGCATACCTAATCAGACGCTGGACATTTATTTCCCGTACCGGATTCATCCGTCTGACGCGTTCCCGGTTGAGGTTGAACCCGTGACGGGTGCGCCTAGTTCGGCTATCTTCCCTACTACCTATGTACTGGGAAATACTATTGATATTACGTACATTAAGAAGCTTACAATTAAAAACGTTTGGGGGTCTGGACTGGATCAGGTGATTAATTACGAAGACCGTCTAATGTCCGACGTGGTCTATGATGAGAGCCTGCAATGCGCTTTGCGCGCTAGATGGAACATGCGTAACGGGCAATGGTTTTGGGCTGCATTTAAGGACTACTTCTGGTCTAACAAGTTCACCCCTATCCGCGGACGCGGGGGCATAACAGAACAAGCCGAGCTAACTATAAACATAGAGTACGGCGAAGAGTATTATAACGTGTACCAAGAGTTGTTGGTATCGTCTAATGTCGTGTTCGACTTGAACCTTCCCGGCATAAACCAGTATCAATCGAAACGGTTTAGAGCCGAGGTCATAGGCGACACTGGCGCGCGCTGGTCTAATAGTACTAAGACGTATCGCCAACAAGTACGGTTCAAAACAACCGAGCTGCAAGATAATTACATGTTCCCGCTAGCACCGGATCAACCGCCTACGCCGTCGATCGCGTTTACAGCACAGAAAAACCCGTGGACGGTCGGAGCGGCGTATGCAGAAGGACTGGTTAACAGCATATACAGCAACGCGGCATGGGAGGTTCAGAGCGAACCGAGTTGGTTTACCGTGACTAATGGCACGACGTTATTCACACCCGACATGTTCGAGCAGGGAGGGTTTGATTTATGGGCTAAAGGAAAACACTACTCACGGTGGAAAACGCCTAGTTCTACACAAATACGTCTTAAAGACCCTGTATATACTTTAGAGGAGATTTACAGTATTATAGGCGGAGTTTCGGGATATGCGTTTCAAGTTTTGTTTGTAGACGAGAACGGAAACGCCACGGATGACGGAGGATCATCATACGCCACAATATTAGGAAGGCATAATTTCCCGGCGGGAAAAGCTGGATTTATGTTGAGGTTGATAAAATCACCGTCAGCGCCGATAACCCCCGCCGAGGTTAGCGGTATGAGTTTCCGATATGGGAAACGTTATCATCAATTCCCCGCAGGTACATCTAATCTCACCGCGACGGTAGCCGCCAACACGGGTGAACCGAGAACGGGTAGCATAGTCCTAAAAAGCACGGCAGGCGCGACTACCTACACGATACCAATCAGGCAGGCGGGCGCAACGGGCAATATATCGGTTGACACGCCAACGTTTAATGTAGACTATCTAACGCACCCGGTAACTGTGAACGTTACATCATTTGGCAGCTGGCTTATGGTGATTCGTGATACGTGGATCGCACAAAGCGCATCTACGGGCCCGAATGGAACGACGACCGTAACGCTAACGATCGATGACAACACGAGTAACGACGCGAGTAACGACGCGAGAACCGGAACAATTAAATTCCGAAACGATTTTACCGGCGAGATCGCAACAGTTACGGTTAACCAAACAGGCACACCCACCTCAATCGGTTTAACTCCGTTCCGTATTACAGGCAGCAAGGCGGGTGGAGAATCAACACCCGTTGTGTATGTATCGGGTAATAGCTGGATTGTGGGAGACGCTCCGAGTTGGGTGGCCGTTTCTCCTACTTCGGGTGCATCGGGTATGGGTACGATAAATGTAACGTTCAATACAGCGAACCCCGGAGCAGCACGGACAGGGCAGTTGAGAATCAAAAATACAGTTACTAGCGAGATCGCAGTTTGTTTAATCACACAGGAGGGATAAAATGAAAATAGTATCATTGAGAGTTAACGGTTACGACATTGACGGACTGGATAATGCAACGGTCAAAATCACATTAAACAACATTTCCCCGGTTACTATGACCGGGGATAGCGTCGCATTTAGTGCTACGATCAAAGTGCCAAGAACGCCGAACAATGACCGGACGTTCATAGGGCTAATCAAGGGCTTGTTTAATTGCGAGTATTACGTAGCCGAGGTGTGCGTAGCGTCTATTCCGTTCAAGTATTACGCTTATGTGTCCGACGAGCCTACACAGTTTTACGCCAAGGTATCAGCGTCTCAAACGGAGTACACTATAAACTTAATAGAGAGTACGGACAAGTGGTCCGACGTGAGCAAGCCTATATCGACATTACCAGAATTTAGCCTAGTGAAGGACGGCGGTATAAGCTTAAGCGCCGCAAACCTTGCAAAGATAGTCCGCGAGTACGTGGACTTTCCACAAATAACGTTCCCGGCGATCAACCCGTTCTACAACCCGGGCAGTCTGCTTCCTCAACCGGAAGACGCTAATGTATTAGCACCTACCATGGTTTGCGCACGTGGCAATATCACCTGGCAGGACAACGTAGCGACGGGAACGGTGAAGTTTCTGCCTAAAGGCAGCACCAAGGGACGTGGGGGATATAAGTATCCGGACACCGCGGCGGTTGTGCTGGATAACTCACAAATTTACATGTACGCTTCGTACTTCGGCAACCGTACTGGGGGCGGCCCAGCAGGGTTCCTGATCTCGGCGGGGGAGAACCAACAGTTTCAAATGATCGTCGAATACAAGGGAGATGCAATACCGACTACTAAACCTACTATTCAGTTACGTGGTGCGGTATCGGGGGTGGGGCGGCCTATGTCTTACTACGGGAGTATAACCGATCGTATTTGGGTTTATGTTACGCCCGATAACGCGCAAATGACGGTTTATCCTAAACAGGACGCATATATGCAACTGGCGGCGACTATCGGAGGCGTGACCCGTACGGACTATTTCAAGTTTCCGGACGGATACGACCCGGAGGAGCTGATAAGATGCGGAGCGGGGCAGGCGGTGTTCGATGCATCCATCAAGCCGCAATACGATTCAGTCGCTAATGTAGCCATTGATTTTCCGTACACGGACGTAAAAAACATAGTGGACGACATGTGCACGGCATGGCATTGGAGGAAGATTTATCGCAACGGTACGTTACGTGTCGAGCCAATAGTAGATGCCGACCTACGGGACGGTACGTCTATGGCGTGGGCACGCGTACACGATTGGAGTGACAAACTACTAAGCGTTGAATCAGTAGACGTTCCCGACGAGTTCGCGGATCAATATGTTTGTACACTCGGTTCGGAAAAATTCAGTTACAGCAACGGCGCAGGCACTGTTACGCCTGTTAAGGACGCTTACAAATCATCTGTTAAGTTCTCGTATAATAACCGGGTATTCCCGATCATGGGGCTAACCGCAGCGTTTGCGAAACCTAGCAATTATAATTACTATTATACGTTTGTAAAAAGTATCTATTACCCGTATATAAACCGACATTTTAAGATGTTTAAATCGCGAATACAGGTGAAAATCAAGGCGCAACTAGAATACACGGACGTTGAAAACCTGAAATTAGGGGATGCGTACTACTTTTCGCAGCTAAATAGTTATTTCTATATCAAATCTTTAGGCGAATATGACGTAGCAACTGGCGAATGTAAGCTATCTTTGTACAAAATGGATTTAAAATAATGTAAAAATGGCGGATCAAGTAACACTATTAGACCTCAATTTCGGCACGTCAGAAGCCGAAAAAGGACTGGATGCGTTAATAGCTAAGAGTATAGCCCTTGCAAAGACTAAGAAGGATTTGCAAGCGGCGTACGCTTCTGAAAAGAAGGAGCTAGAAACACTAAATCAGAACTACGCGGACGGACAGGTACAGCAAGACAAGTACGACGCGACTGTTAAGAAGCTGAATAAGTCTCTGATTGAGACGCAGAAGGCTATCCTAGACAATGCCGAGGCAAACAAACAGAATAACGCCGAGATCAAGAGTACAAAAACGCTCCTGGATAACGAGGCTACGAGCGTCAACGCTTTGCGCGCCCAACTGGCGCAAAACATCGTGGAGCTGAACAAGATGAGCGAGGCGCAACGGACTACTAGCAAGGATGGGAAGGACTTAACCGAGCAAACCAAAGCATTATCGGACAAACTTAAGGAGCTGGAAAAATCGGTAGGCGACAACCGCCGTAACGTCGGTAATTACGCCGAGAGCGTCAAGGACGGTATATTGCAAACGCAAGGGTTGTCCGGTAGCACGGGTGCGCTGGTAGGGCAATTGAAAAGCGGCATAACCGGGGTTCAAGCGTTCAACGCAGCATTAAAGGCTAACCCGATCATTTTTGTCGTGTCGCTCGTATTAACGCTTATCGGCATTATCGAGAAACTGATGAAACGTAACAGCGAGCTAGCGACTAGCCTGCAAGCGGCGTTTGCTCCGTTTAAGGTGATTTTCGGGCGCTTACTGGACTGGATAACCGGATTGTTTGAAGGTGTGGCGTTCTTGCTTGAGAACCTCGCTAAAGCCGTTACGTGGCTATTGGATAAGCTGGGGCTAATCAGTGAAGAGACGAAGAGGGCAGCGGCGGAAGGTGCGAAGCTAGCAGCCCAAACGCAGAAGATTTACCAAGCTGAAACGGCGGCACTTGTTCCGATGGCGCAAATGCGGCGCGAGATGGAAGAGCTTAAGACCCTTGCAGCCGACCAAAACAAGTCAGCAGCGGAGCGCACCAAGTTGCTAGAACAAGCTAGGGAAAAATTGCATGCCATCCGTGATATGGAGTTGTCCGTATTGGAAGCTAAGTACAAGCAGATCAAAGCAGAGAACCAATTAGGATATACAAGCGACGAGGATGCACGGAAAGAACAGGAAGCCCTTGCAGCGCTGGAAGCAGCGCGCGCCCAATACGCTACACAGGAGAAAGAAATGGCGGGGCAGGTGTCCGGCTTCATCAAACAGGAGCGTGACAAACAAGCACAAGCGGCACAAGCCGCAGCGGCGAAGTCAGCGAAGGCGGCAGAAGATGCGGCAAAGCGGGAAGCAGACGCGCAGAAAAAAGCGCAGGACGCAATCAAAGCAGCGCAGGACGCGCAACTTAAAAAGTATTCGGAAGCGGTTACTGCTATGCAGCTAGATATCGCGCAACGGGAACTGGAAGGTGCTAACATCTCGTTACAAGAACTTCAAGCGGTCAATGATAAGAAGATAGAAATAGAGACGTACCGGCGCGCACAAGGTCTTATAGGTGAGCAAGAATACATTAACAACGTCCGCCAGCTCGAGTTGGAATACGCCGCGGAAGTCAAGGCCCGGAAGGACGAAGAAGATCAGAAGGAAAGAGACCGTCAAGCCCTCAACATGGAGAACGACCGCGCGCTAGCTGATATGAAAATGAACAACGATTTGGAAAGCCAGCTGGCTCGGCTGGACGCGCAAAAGGCGGCCGAGATCGCGAACGCGGAAGCGATCGGAGCGGAAACAACCGCTATAACCGAACGTTTCGAAATAATGAAGGACGAGATTAAACGGAAGTACTATAATGCGCAGTTGGAGATGGCAGCGGGCACAGCCGGGCAACTTTCAAGCCTGTTAGGCGAGGAAAGCGCGGCGGGCAAAGCATTTGCCACGGCGCAGGCGCTTATCAACACGTACCTGGGAGCGTCTAAAGCAATCGCGCAGGGTGGTATTTGGGGTATTGCGCAGGCGGCTATCGTAGTGGCGGCGGGTATGAAGAACGTTATGAGCATTAACAAGACTAAAGAGCCGGACACTAAGATCAATACAAGCGTTCGCAAATATGCGAAGGGCGGACAGATTTACGGAGCTAGTCATGCGGCCGGGGGTGTGACGTTCACCGGATCGAACGGGCAGCAGTTCGAGGCCGAGGGCGGGGAGAATATGTATATTTTGAACCGGAAGGCATCCGGAGCGATTAACGCGTTATCAGCCCTTAACATGGAGTACGGCGGGCGTTCGTTCGGTTCGTCTGGCGTGTACCGGTACGCCAATGGTGGGAAGATCGACGTAGGCGGTGGTGCAAGCATGCAGTTGCCTAGTAATTTTAGCCTGTCGAATGACAGTTTGCGGAAATTAGCGGCGATCATGTACGACTCGGTGGCTAGCGTTCCCGCTCCACGTGTGGCGGTTACCGACATAGACGAGGGTCAACAACAATATAACAGCGTACAAGTAGCGGTTAGCCTATAAATCGTAGGTAAAGCCGCGGCTTTGTGCCGTTAAATAATATATCTTTGTACCAATAATACAGTAATATATGAAAATATTTGAAAAGTTACGCATTATAGAAGCCGGGGAAACCGCAAACTACTACGAAGAAGGGGGAAAGGCTTATAAATTAGTCATCTCTGCTAGTGCTTTCCCGTCTCTAGTGGCTTTAGGTAATTCCCGGCCTATTCATGCACGTCGCACTCATAACGGGGCGGACTTGCTAGACGGGTATATAGGACATTTCGCAAACTTCACACACGACGAAAATGCCGTTTATGCTGATCTAGTTATGTCTGAAGCCTTAGAAAGCGCGTATCCTAGCGAATATAATTTTATGGTTGCTATGATCGAGAAGGAGCCGGAGCTATTGGGCGTATCGGTTAATCAGTCTGATGTTAAACAGTTGGACGATGAAGCGCAAACCGCAACCGTAACAGAAGTAAGAGAATTATTTAGTGCCGATTTGGTGGGACTTCCCGCGGCTACTAGTTCTTTATTTAATAACAATTTAAACAAATTATCAATGAGCAAATTTTGGACAAAATTAGCCGAGCTAGTTAAATCAACTAAGCTAGCTAGGGAAACCGTCACAACCAAAGAAGGAAAGGAGCTTGTTATTATCGCTCAAGGCGAACAAGCTGCATTGGGTGACGAAGTACAGGACGCCGAGGGCAAACCCGTAGAAGATGGCGATTATTACATTTCGATCGGTGAAGGCGAGGACATGATCATATCAGTCGTAGCCGGAAAGATTTCCGACGTTAAGGAAGTGGAAAGCGAAGCTAAGCCCGAGGAAGAAAAGCCGGAAGAGTTAGCAACCAAGGAAGAAAAGCCGGAAGAGGAGGACAAAAAGAAAACGGCTACCCCGGAAGAACTTGCGGCAATCTGCAAAGAGGTTACCGAGTTGAAGAAAACCGTGTCTGATCTCAAAACGCAGTTAAGCAAACGTACTGGTGCACCGGCAGCAGCAAAAACAGAGCTGAAGACCGAAATCAAGACCGAAACAAAATTGAGCCGTGAAGAGGTTCAGAAGGCCGCAACCGAAATGCGTAAAAAATTCAAATACTAATCTACTAAAACATTAAAATTATGGCATTTACATTTAGCGATTTAAACAAATTTAATATCGACAGCCTAGCCGATGTTATTTCTTTGACACTTGGGCTGGAGGGCGAATTGTCCAACGGCGTAACCGTGTTAGCAGGCATTGAGAAGGGTAAACCTATCTTGACTTTCACCGCAACAGACAAAGCGGTAAGACGTTCCGCAGGTTGTGATAGCGAACATAAGTACAGTTCTTTGCAGGACAAGGTTAAATACTATGATCACGCACAGATTGAGTTGCCTATCGTGGTTTGTCTGCAAGACTTGTGGGGTAAAATGGTTGCAAAAGGTGTTCACCTTTCGGCTGATTTCGATCAAACACAGTTGGCAGCGTTCATGCAGAACGAAATTCTGAAGGTGTTGGAAGCTGATATGTTACGTCTCGTATGGTTGGATGGTCTGAAAACAACTGATACAGCTGGTGTGTACACAGTTTTCAAAAACGGTGGTATCATCAAGCAAATGCAGGCATCAACCGAATCTATTAAGGCCCTTGTTCCTTCTGGAGCTGGTGCTAACGTTTTGGAATGTCTGAAATGGTGTATCGACAACCAACGCCCGGATCAGCTGGACGATTCAGAGTTTTACGTATCTAGTGACATTATGCGTGCTTATAAGGACTTGGTGGAAGCTAAGGATAACCATTTGGCACAAGCTAACATGGAGAATGGCAAACCCGCGTACTACTTCGAAGGTTACAAGGTGAACGAGTTGAGACACGTATCTAACAGTGCTAAGGGCGACGCTTTGACAGTTCAGTCTTTCATTGCTTTCTCACCAAAAACTAATATTCAGTTGGCACTTGAAGACGCAAGTTTGACTATTGATCCGTTCATCCGTGACGCTAAAGACCGTAAGTATTACAGTACGACCGTATTTGCGGCTGATGCTATGCTAGCAGTTCCGGAGTATATGAAATTGTGCACCGCAGCAGGTGTTTAATAATTAAAACAAAGTTTAAATGGCTTGTATAAAGACATTAAATAAAGCAATTACCTACGCCTGCCAAACCGGTAGCGTAGGTATCGCTGAAATGTATCTGATTAACTTTGACGACGTAACCGCCACAGCGGTAGATGGCAATAACAGTATCACGACTATTACGTTGAAGTCCGGGGCGAAAACTATTCCAGTAGAGTGTTACAAGAACGGCGCGAAGTTGACGGAAGCGTTGAAGTTATCAGATGTTTCAGCAGGTTTGGATCAGTCCGTTATGTTCACCCTGTATAATAAGAACCTAACAGACGCTAATCATATTTTGGCGGCTCTTATTTCGGGACGATTCATGGCGGCTATCAAGTTGAACGATATAAATGCATCGCCAATATTGGCGGGTCTAAAATGTGGGCTTGAAATTTCTCAAGCCGATACGGATTCAAGCGCGAACGGGGGGTTTACTACGATTACGATTAAAACACCAGACGATGCTAGAGGGGAGAATAGAATAACATTAACTACGGCAACGTGGGCAACAATCACAGCCGCAAAACTAGCTTAAAATATGGGGTGTTTAAATATATTAAATAAGGCAATCTTAGTTGATTGCGACGGAGGGGCAACAGGCGTAGCCGAGATGCTTCTTATCAACTTAGCGAGTATTGCTGCCAAAAGTGTGTTAGATGGTATTGCCACTATAAATCTATTGGGGGGTGCTAAAGCCGTGTTGGTTGAGAGTAACAAGAAGGGTGTAAACGCTACGGAAGAGATCAAGCAGAACGATAACGCGCCAACAGCGTTGACGCAGGCGGTTACGTTCACACTGTATCAGGGCGACGTAAACGGAACGCGGATTGTAAATCAGATTCTGAATGGTACGTTTTTGGCGCTCGTTAAAACTAAAGCGGGAAGAATCCGCGTTTACGGGTATAACTATGGTTTGAGTGCGACCGCTATTTCGGAGGACTTGAACGCTAACGGTGGTTTTACTACCATCACGCTATCGACATCAGAAAATGTTATCGGCGAGGCTCGTCTAAGCTACGCAGATGCTGGTTATAACGCATTGAGAGGCGCAGCTATCGTAACAGAATCATAAAGGAGGGTATTATATGGCATGTATAAGAAAACTAGATCAGGATATAACGTATGATTGCGTAAATCTGGGTTTACCGGGTGGTATTGGGGAAATAGACGAGGCTATTATCATTAACTCAAGTGATATATCCACTATTTCAGAATCCGGCGGGGTGGGGACAATCACGATGATAACGGGTAAAAAAGGGTTTACAATAAACTCTGTTAATAGTTCCGTTATGTATCAGGACGCTATTAAAGTAAACGATACGGTACCCGCAGCGGAAGATCAGAGCGTCGTTCTAAAGATTTTGCGATCCGGTGGCGATCCGACCGGGTATCGTAACGCCGTTACTTCTTTGTTGGGCGGTAATTTCCGGGTAGCCCTTAAATCTAAATTTGACGGTTACTTTTTGGCAGGTGCATTTTGTGGTTTAGAAGCGTCAGACCTTGCAACCGAATCAAGCACTGGCGGCATTTCAACGGTAACACTAAAAACGCCGGAAGCGTCAACGGGCGATAGGCTGGTAACACTAACAAAGGCCGCGTACGACGGTCTAAAGATACCGAAAGTTTAATAAATTAAAACAGTTTAAAAGATGGAAAAAATTACAGATATAGGACAGATAGTTTCATTGTGCCAAACAATGACTAATCTAAAATTGGATATTGTGTGCGGTGCGGATCGCCTGTTTGCACAACGTTGGTATGAAGAACACTATTTGACAGGACAGCACACCCGCTACGTAATGAAGCCGGGACTGTTCATCAACTCGATCGAGGATGGACGAGTATACCGCGCATTTAATACGAGTGACGAGAAGGCCGTGGAATTTATGGAAGCAAACGAGAATTACAAGGACTATTTTATAGACTTGCAAGCAGAACCGGAAGCTCCTATAGAAGGTGAACCAGAAGCGCCCGTAGAAGGTGAACCGGAAGCGCCTGTAGAAGGTGAACCGGAGCTATCGGAGGAAGAGATCGCCGCGGCTAAACGAAGCGAAGCGGCTAAAAAGGCAGCGGCTACTAGAGCAGCAAACAAGGCAGCAGCAGAAGCAGAAGCAGAAGCAGAAGCCGCCGAGGGTCTGAAAGAGTTCGAAGAATAATATATAAAAAGGTAAATCAATGATCGCAGCAAAGAAAATAGAGTTAATAGTACGTAGGGCACTGAATTTAGTGCCCCGTACTTCTGAAGGGGTGGTTAGTTACGACGTAGACAACCTGTACCCGCAACGTATCGCAAACCTTATCGACGCTAGCAAAACCGCTACGGCGTGTTGTGACAAGGCGAAAGAAAACATTATTTGCGAAGGGTTCGTTAACGAAGAATTTGCAGCGAGAACCAACGAGCACGGGCAGGACATGAACGATGTTTTAGAGTTCGTGGCGGACGAGATACCAAGATATAGAGGTTACGCGTTAATAGTACAATACGGCGGCGATGGTCGCCCTTTGTACTGTTATCCCGTGCCGTTCGGTTACGTTCGTGCCGTTCTCAATGAGGACTACAAACGGGATTCGATCGTGCGAAAATGGCGTGTATTCGATAACTGGGAACGCGAGACGCTTAAGGACACGAACGTTAAAACGGGCGTGGTTTATCCGAACTTCAATCCGAAAAACTTTTGGAAGGAGTGCGAAGAGTACGGAGGTATTGAAAATCACCCAGGGCAGTTATATTACGCCAACTTCTCAAACCGTCGCCCTTATCCTATAAGTCCGTTTCACGCGGTACAGCCAGAAATGGGGGCGGAACACGGAAATGCCCTGTATGTTGAGAACGTTCTAGCGCGCGGATTCCACGCTTGCAGCGTCGTATCGCACGGAATGTTTCAAAGTGATCAGGAGCAAAATGAGTTCCGGGACGCTATTACCGAAATGATGGGAGTAGAAGGAACTGGCGCGGTACTCACGGTAAGAGACGATAATGTAGGTATTACAGAGAAGCCGTTTATCCGGGTAGACCAAATCGGTACGCCTATCGATTCCGACCTGTATAAATCGTATTGCGAGCCATTGCGGAAAGACATTGCTATTTCGTGTTTTACAATTCCGATCCCACTTATCGATTCATCATTGATTAGCTTTTCGAACGCGTCGGGCGAGGTGGTTAAGGAAATGCAGCGCGTTTACCGCCGTTCATTGGCGCGTGTACGTGATAAGATTTCCCGAGACTTGGCGTATATATTCGACATAGACCCGGAACTAACTAAAATTAAAAACGATTTGGAAGGCGATGTGGATACACCTGCCGACCAAGTAATAACAGATTAATATGGCATACCCGATCCAATTACTACGAGATTTGTTTACGATCGCAAAGGATGTTAGAGATAGCGACATTGAGAAGGCATTTTACGAGGCCGATATGCTCGACATGTCACCGCAACTCCACCGATCGTATGAAGAGATACCGCCGGAATACTTAGTTGATACCACGGCGCGTACCGGAGCTAATAAAGTATTGTGCTACTATGCCTTTGCGCGCTACTTGCAGACAAGCGAGCAGCAGAGCACGGCGAGCGGCCTAAAAATACAAAACTATGGAGGCAGTTACGTTCTAGCCGACGACAACAAAGCGAGGCGGTTTGAAGCGGAACGCGGAAAAGCTGATTTATTTATAGTCCCGCTAATCAAGGCGTTTAAAGACGCTAAACTGATTGAGGAGGAATGTTCACACAGGGTACAATCTAGGATATGTTTAATAAAATAATGGATGGGGTTTTTGATACAGCGCGCGTCGCGTCTCTAGCTTTCCTACTAACCGTTACTAACGATGTGATGACTTTCTTCGTTTTGATCGTTTTGTTCGGGACGCTGAATTTCATAGTAGGACTTATTGCAGGTTTAAGGGCTGGTGAAAAATATAGCCATAAAAAGGCTTTCCACGCCTTTTTTGAATATGCGATCGCTGCGATCGTGATTCTATTCACGGCGGCAGGCGCGCGGCTTATAGAGCCGACGGGGAACTACACGGACTTATTACGATTAATCACAACGCTTTTCGCGCTAGTGTATTCTAAGAATATTATCCGTAACTTTAAGAGGATCCAGCCGGATAACGAGTTTATCGCGGTACTGGATATACTGATTAATACTAAATATTTGGACTTTATAAAAAACTTGAAAAATGCGAAACTTCACAATTCAAGAATTAACCGCGTCAACGACAGCGGCGGCGAAGAAGATCAACAACAACCCGACACCGGAAGCAGAGAAAAATCTGAAACAGCTAGTTGATAAAGTACTAGACCCATTACGGGACGCGTACGGCAAACCTATCATTGTTACAAGCGGGTACAGATCGCCCGCCCTTAACACGGCGGTGAAGGGCTCTAAAACGTCGCAGCACGTCAAAGGACAAGCGGCGGACATTACAGCGGGAAGCAAACAGGAGAATAAGAAACTCTTTGAACTGGCGCAAAAACTAAATTTGCCCTATTGCCAGCTTATCGACGAGAAGAATTTTTCATGGGTGCATATCTCATACGATAAGGACAATGTGAAACGTCAAATACTGCATCTATGAAAATAGCATTAAATAAGATATTAGTGTGTTTGCTCGTCCTTCTAGCCATTTTGTTGTACGCATCGTACAAGACAGTGCAAAAACAGAAAAAAGAGCTAGAAAGGCAGGAAAACAACATTACCGCGCTTAACACCGAGGCCGTAGCGTTCAAAACTACGGCAGGCGATTATGCGGAACAGGCTAGGCAGTTAAAACTGGAGAAGGACGAGCTGGAGCTATATAATGCCGATCTATATAACAAGGTACGCGAGGCGGGAATAAAGATAAGAGAGTTAAAGAATGCCACGAGGGCCGAGACAGTTACCAAGGTAGACACAGTGGTTAAGACAGAATACAAGGACGGAAACAAGGAAAACAGGCTAGCCCGTTATTTCGACGGGTGGAATGATATACAAGTTGAGTCTAAACCGGACACAACAATTATAAAATCTAGCAGTGTCGACACGATCGACGTGATCGGATCAGTCAAACAAAAGCGGTTTTTGTTCTTCCGGATCGGAAAACCAAAACAAACTATAACTGTATCGAATAAAAACCCAAAATCTAAGATACACGTAGAATTCTCGGCAGAATTCGGGAAATAAGGCCTTCCATCTTTTATAAATGCCCTTTCATCTTTTATAAATGCCCTTTCACCTTTTACACTTGAAAACTTAAAACGCTGATTCATAACGAGTTGGCGTTTTTGCGTGTAAATTATTAAAATCTGTATCTATTACGCCTAACTTGCTTATTTATAGTACTTTATCTATCAATATATATCTAATGTAAAAGATGTAAAGATAATATATAGAGCTAAGAATGAAATAGTAATATAATCTATAAAATATGTAAATATATGAATTAATATGTGAATGAATTTATAGAAATATTTAAATATAAACTAATAGAGAAACTGTGTTTTACCTTTTACATTTCACCCGTTTTGCCGCATAACTAACTGATACGCACGTAGTTAAGGGTGTAAAGATCTGCTTAAAAAGGGCTATTCTTCATTTACACCGTTATCAAACCTTCAAAACAGTTAATCAGAGTTAAATTACTAAGGTTTTTTGGGAAATAGTTTTGTAGTTCAAAATAAAGCTGTACCTTTGTAACATCGAAATGAGAAACCAACTAAATTTGTTGAACTATTCCGATACCGGAGAATCGTTTTAAACATTACTAGATATGGCAATAGACATTTATAAGTTAGAAGCGTTCTTTTATAAAATGATACGGGAAAGGATTACAGCGTGCAAAACGATAGGCGAGGCTACAATGTTATACGGCTATCCGGGCAACTCTAAAATAGTGTTCGAAGATTTGCAACGAGAAGAAGAAGCCGGAAAAAAGTTTAAGTATAAAATCCGGGGCTTTATAATTCCACACGCCAAACGTTACGAAACTATTTTCGAACAGGCCCGGCGCGCCGCGTACTCCGATCACGTACAAACTTATCGAACGTCTGACAAATTGAGTTTTAAATTTAATGAAAAGATGAAATGGAAAAAGTAGAACTTATCACAGTGGCGGAAGCCGCCCGGTTAGCGGAGTGCACCGAAAATGCCATACGCTACCAGCTCAACGCCGGAAAGCTCACACGATATGAGAATGGAACGGGCAAAATCAGAGTGAACAAAAATGAATTATTAGAAACAATTTTTAATTTTAAGAAAAAATGAAAGTAGTAATCGAATTAATCGGAAATGAGAGTAAACAGGATTTGTTGGCAACGTCTAATTATTTGCGCGAGCTGGCAGGCGAAGCCCTACCAGAAGTAACAGAACGTAAAACCGACCTTGATAAGTTGGCGGACGCAGTTGTAGAAGCAACAAAGGTGAAGGACGAAGAGAAGCCTAAAACAGTGGCCGAGATGGTAGAATCTGAACGCGCTAAGACACGTGCTAGACGTGCCGTGAAGCCTGCACCAGTAGAAGAACCTGCACCAGTAGAAGCACCTGCACCAGTGGAAGCACCTGCACCAGTGGAAGCACCTGCACCAGTGGAAGAAGTGAAAGAAGAAGCGCCTAAAGCACCAGTAGAAGCGCCAGCAGAACCCGAAACAGATGCAGCGTCTTATACTATCGACGATTGTAAATCGTGGGCGATGAAGGCACTAAACGCGAAGAAACGCCCGATCGTACAAGAGGCTTTTGAAAGCGTAGGCGCGTCCAGTTTCCCGACGTTGAAGGAAGAGATGTTTAATGATTTTGTTGCGTACATTTCAAGCCGCTTGTAATGGGACACGCAGAGAGAGACCACGCGATTTTATCGCCGAGTAGCGCGAAACGATGGATACATTGCACTCCATCGGCGCTACTAGCGGAAGCTGCTGGAAGCAAGTCAAGCGTTTACACCGAAGAGGGTACACTAGCCCACGAAATAGCCGAATACGCTTTGACCCAATACCTAAAAGGCATATATGATCCGATCATAGACGAAGCACTGCCAATCAAGGATGAATACCTTAAAAACCCGCTCTTTAGTATTGATATGGCGAATTACATTCGTGACTATTGCGAATACGTTATCGGTGAAGCGTACGAAATGCAGAAGGCAGACGGTGAAAGTAAAATGTTCCTAGAGAGAAAGGTAGACATTACAGACTACGCACCGGACTCGTTCGGATCGGTAGACGTGACTCTTGAGTCAGACAAGACAATACACATTATTGATTTGAAGTACGGCGCAGGCGTTAAGGTAACCGCCGATCACAACGAACAAATGATGTTGTATGCTTTGGGAGCTTTGAAGGCAGCAGCGTCGCAGATCATAACCAATATTCGAATGACGATCGCACAAGTCAGACTAGACCATTACGACACGTTCGAGATGTCAAAGGGTGAGTTACTTGATTGGGCGGAGAAAGTCCTAAAACCAGCCGGGAAAGCGGCAATACAGGGCAAAGGGAAACAAGTTATTGGGAGTTGGTGCGGATTCTGTCCGGTTAAGGCCCAATGCAGGGCGCAACGTGACGCAATACTTGCAGACTTCGACGAAAAGCCCGAGCCCCTTCTATTGTCTGACGAGGAAATAGTAGACCTAATCGGTAAGATCGACACTTACAAAAGTTGGATCGAATCAGTAAATAAGTACGTCTACGATAGAGCGATACAGGGGCATAAATGGGAGGGCTACAAGTTAGTAGCCGGGCGATCAAGCCGAGTTATCAAGGACGAGGCAAAGATACGGCAGGAGTTATTAGACGAGTTCCTAGAGGACGAAGTACTAAACATCAAGTTAAAAGGTATCGGAGATCTCGAAAAACTGTTGGGTAAAAAAGTATTTAGCGCGAGATTTGGAGACGCGATCGAATCGCGGCCCGGCGCGCCTAAACTGGTACCGGAAAGCGCTAAGGGCGTGGAATACAGCCCGCTATGCGACTTCGACATCGAAGGCTAACAGAAGTTAAAAAACAATTAAAGAATGTATAAACGGTTTGAAGTCTAAAATAAAGCAATATCTTTGAACCGAAAACAAATTAAAATCTTAAAAATTATGAGTAGAAAATTGATTTTAAAAAACGTACGTTTCTCTTATGTAAGAGTTTTCGAGGCAGAACAGTTCAACGGAGTAGGGGATTTTCATTACAGTGTCGTGCTTTTGATCCCCAAAACAGACACGGCGCTGGTTAAGCAAATTAACGACGCGGTTAAAGCAGAAGCACAGGACTATTTTTCAAGGGACCCCAAATTCAAGGGACGTGTGCCGGAAAATTACAAAAGCCCGTTAAAGGATGGTGATGCGCCGGAGAAAGAAGGACAAGCCGGATTTGAAGGTATGTACTACATTACTGCGAAGCGCAAAGAGGAGCACGGGCAACCGATCGTAATTGACAAAGGTAAACGCCCGATCACAGTGAAGGAAGATATGTATTCCGGTTCTTGGGGCGTGGCTTCCATCTCAATCTACGGTTACAACATGAGCGCCGACAACCGCGGTATCACCGCCGGATTGAACGGAATACAGAAAGTAACCGACGATGATAGACTAGACGGCGGATCAAGCGTTAATGACTTCGAAGATTTAAGCGATGAAAACGACGGTCTGGCAGATTTCAACTAAAACAATTATTTCAAGTATAAACAATTAAATTAATTATTAATCAATCTCGTTAAAACAAGTGTAAAATGATTCTCAAAAGCCGTGCCGAGTAGAAGCGGTGCGGCTTTTAACTTTAAAAACCCCTAAAAAGACATGAAACCAATTTATATAGATTTTGAAACATTTTCCGGTGAGGATATTAAGGCGGGCGGCGCGTACCGATATACGCAATCGCCGGACTTCGAGATACTCCTTATCGGTTACGCGATCGAAGACGGAGACGTAAATATTATAGATATGACGAAGCCGAATGCCTACGAGCAGTTTACGGGCTTCGTGAAATTGATACTAGACGAGCAATATACGATAGTAGCGCACAATGCGCAGTTTGAACGGTTGTGTTTGATGGCATACGGCACCAATATCCCGGCGGAACGTTTCCTGTGTACCGCAACTATGGCGTTATACGCCGGATTCCCAGAGAGCCTGGGAAACCTATCTAAAGCCCTCGATCTGAAAGAAGGCAAAAAAGGCACTGGTGTAGCCCATATAAAATTCTTCTGTCAGCCGCAAAAACCAACTAGAGCGAAACCAGAAGAGTACCGGAACTATTCGAAAGACTTCCCTGATAAATGGGAGGAATTTATAGACTACCTACGTTATGACATTCTTTCGGAGCGCGAAGCCCTGACGCGCCTAGACTATTGCAAGTTCCCGCAGTCGGAAATAGACCTGTATAGGCTGGATCAAGACATAAACGACAACGGCATAGCTGTAGACATGGAACTAGCCGAACGCGCTGACGCTCTGAACGAGGAATTTTGCGAAACTCTTAAGAATCGTATTAAAACTAAGTACGGCATATCGTCTCTTAAGTCTACAATGCAACTTAAGGACTTTGTTCTAATCAACACCGGAAAGTCTTTCGATTCATTCCGAAAAGAGGACATAGAGCAGATTATGCAGGAATGCGATAACGAGCGGGTAGACGAAGTACTAAACGCCCGGAAGATCATAAACAAGACGAGCAATGCCAAATATACCGCGATGCGCAATTGCGTGTGCTTCGACGGACGCGTACACGGTTTGTACCGTTTTTACGGCGCAGGCCGTACTGGACGATGGGCGGGTAGGCTAGTCCAAATGCAGAATTTGCCACGTAACTACATACACGACCTTGACAGCGCACGCGATAATGTTAAGCACATGGGTTTGCAGGACTTCGAACTGTTTTGGGGGAATGTACCTGATACTTTGTCACAGTTGATCCGCACAACGTTTGTAGCGCCCGAGGGCACTACCTTCCATATCGCCGACTATTCAGCCATTGAAGCCCGCGTACTGGCGTGCCTATGCCGTGAAGATTGGCGTATTGAAGCGTTCCGCAACGGGAAAGATATCTACGTAGTGTCTGCAAGTATGACGTTCAGTTTGCCCGAGGATCAATGCGGAAAAGGCACACATTACCGCCAACAGGGGAAAGTAACCGAGCTGGCTCTAGGCTATGGCGGTTGGGTGGGCGCTATGTCTAATATGGACTATGAAAAAGCTATTGATCCGGCGTTGTACAAGGATATCATATTGAGATGGCGCGACGCTTCTCCACGAATAGTCGAGTTTTGGGAGGCACTGGACAGCCGGGCTAAACTTTGTATTAGTAACAAAAAAGACGTGGAGGTTATCCGGTACGGCGTACACGTTTGTACATTTCAATGGTTTAAAGAAAACAATTCTCTAGCGATTTTATTACCTTCGGGCCGTCGTTTGTTTTACCCGTTTTGCCGGATCGCTACGAAAAGCGTGAACGGACGAGACAGGGAGGTTATAACCTACAAGGGTCAAGACCTTACTGGAAAATGGGCGGATCTAGACACATACGGCGGAAAGCTAACCGAAAATGTAACGCAGGCAGTCAGCCGCGACCTATTGGCATATGGCATGCAAGAAATTGTAAAACGTTACCCGGCTGTTAAAATCGTGGGACATATTCATGATGAAACAGTAAACGAGGTACCTCTAGATGATTTTGGCGAGCCAACCGTATCACTTAAAGAGATTTGCGAAGCTATGGCAGTTACACCAAAATGGGCGGAGGCTTTCGGTATTCCGTTGAAGGCAGAAGGATTCACTAGTAATTATTATAAGAAAGATTAACATGGAAAAATACACCTTATCACTTGCAGGTTCTTCGGCTTCATTGAAGTGGAAAGCCGTACGTATGACTTGGGAAGCATTTTTGGAAAGACTAGGAACGCCCGTTATCACTAACGAAACGGTACGCGAGTTCGATAGACTGGACAAGCCCGCTAAATCGTCCTTGAAGGACGTTGGCGGATTCATGGCGGGTGAGCTTTCCGGTCCGCAAAGACTTAAGAAAGCGGTTATGTCCCGCTCAATGATCACGCTAGATGTAGACTTTGGCGATGATCTTTTCCCGTTCGATTTTGCGGATCGCTTTCCGGGCGTGGCAGCAGCTATTTATACCACTAGATCAGACCGTCCCGGATCGCGCCGTTATCGTCTTATCATGCCGTTCAAAGAAGAGGTTACCGACGTGACTATGTACGAAGCCGCAGCGCGAAAAGTAGCCGAGTTGTTAGGTATCGATCTATTCGACAAAACAACATTCCAACCGGAACGTATGATGTACTGGCAATCTCTTTCCAAAGATCAAACCGGACTTTTCGAAGTGTTCGGAGGTGAGCCGATCAGCGCGGACTACCTTATCGGCCTTTATGGAGACAATGAAGAGTGGCGCGACGTGCGCAAATGGGCGTTCCACTCTGATACGGAACGTGATACCCGTTCTATCATAAGTAAAGAGATGGCGAAAGACCCCCGCGATAAGGAGGGCTTGGTAGGCGCGTTTTGCCGCTCGTACACGATACAGGCAGCAATAGACAAGTACCTTTCAGACGTTTACACCGAAACGGAAAACGGCCGTTATACGTACGTTCTTGGATCGGGTGCGGCTGGCTTAGTTGTGTATGACGACGTACTTTGCTTTTCCTACCACTCAACCGACCCGATCGGAGACGGACACGCATACAACGCCTATGATTTGGTACGTGTGCACAAGTTCGGGCACCTTGGTAAGGAAGACAGCACCCGCGAGATGAACAAGCTAATTTGCGCGGATAAGGAGTGCGTTAAAGATATGGTAGCCGTGGACGATGATCTAGCCGACTTCGAAGAATACACGGACGATGTTAAGAGCGACGCGCAGACCGCCGAGGAACTGGTTTGGGACTTGGATAGAAAGGGCGATAAATTGTGTACCGTTCGCAACTTCGTTAATGCCTTCAAGTGCGATCCGCTATTAAATGATCTGTTAGCATACGACTTGTTTCTTGATACGATCGTGTACACCCGGACTCCGTTCTTCTCAAAGGACATAAAGAAGGGCGATATGCTGGACGATACCGCCGTAGCGATTATCCGTGGACGCATTGAGGATTTGCACAGTATTTATAATGACAGCAAATTAAACGACGCGCTGGAAAAGGTTTGCAGCGAAAACGCTTTTCACCCTATCAAAAAATATCTAGAGGCGCAAAGATGGGACGGCGTGAAACGTATTGATAATTTCTTAGTTGACTATATGGGTGCGAAGCCTAATATATATGTGTCCGAAGCGTTCCGTAAAATGTTAGTTGCGGCGGTTACTAGAGTTTATGAGCCGGGACGCAAATTCGATACGGCGCTTGTTATGTATTCAGGACAGGGCGCAGGAAAGTCCACGCTTATACAGGCGCTTTCAAAAGGTTGGTTCAACGACTCATTAACGGACGTGTCCGGGCAAAAAGCCTATGAAGCGATACAACACGCTTGGATCGTGGAGCTAGCCGAGTTGTCAGCCCTTCGCCGTTCTGACGTGGAGGCTACTAAGAACTTTATCAGTAAGCGCGAAGATACGTATCGTAGTGCATATGCCCGCCGCGTCAAGACACACCGTCGACAATGCGTATTTTTCGGGTCTACTAACGACGACGAGTTTTTGAAGGACAAGACCGGAAACCGCCGTTTCTTCCCGATCGAGGTACACGCAAACAAGAACACGCACAAGCTGTTTGAAAAGTCTTTTGAGGACACAGTAGACCAACTTTGGGCGGAAGCAATGGAGTTGTACATGCTGGGTGAAAGCCTTGTTTTGTCTGACGAAGCCGAAGCGATCGCAAACGAGGGACGTGAAGAATTTACAGAAGAAAGCCCGCTAGTAGGTATTATAGAAAACTACGTAGACAGGCTTTTCCCGGCTGACTATGAAGAGCGCACAGAACAACAACGCGCTGACTTCCTGGCCGGATCACTGGAAGAGGTTGGGACGGTTCAAAAAAATACGTTCTGTTTAATGGAGCTTTGGGTGGATGCACTGGGACGCAGGAAAGAAGATTATACAAGCGCAAAGGGGCGCGAACTGGCAACAGCTATGAGACAGTTAGGCGGATGGTACAAAGGAAAGTTAAATAGAACTAAATTGTACGGCGCACAAGTAGTTTATATCCGTAAATGTAGCGAGGAAAGCAAAAAATTACTATCTTTGTGATACAAAACTTTCTTTTCTAATTTTTAAGGTTAATACTTTTAGGGTGGTTTTTCAGTTAAAAAGTCTTTCGTAGTGATACGCGAGACTTTATTTTTGTTAATATACTAAAGTTTTTTCCGAAAAGTTTTGGTAGTCCGATAACTTGTTGTATCTTTGAAGTGTCAAAGGAAATAAACCAATTAAAAATTAAAGATATGAAAGTACAAGCCTATTTGAAAAACCACATCAAAAACGAGTTTTACTTTAAACCGTTGAAAAAAGGGTATTTTGCCGTTATGGACGGTTACGATAAAAGTATGGTGTCTTTGGAAATTTCAGAAGAGGACGCTATAAATAAAATGAACGAGTTGAACCAACTAAGAAACGGAGGAATATAATAACCCGGAGGGGTAACACCCGCCATAACATTAAAAAGATATGAAACAATTTGTAGTTTACACGTTTTGGGCGATCCTATTTGTACTATTCATTTTATTGTGCTGCGAGCCAACCACTAGCGTATGATACAGATATTGAGAGCGGTGATTATAACGACAGACGGCGTTATAATACAGGACTTCACGAAAGTCCTAGATGATTTAGGTGTGTATGTCGTATCGGACATAGAAGCGGAACGGCGGTATATCGCCGAGTGTCAGACCCTAGCGGGATTTACGGTTAAGCGGGTTAATCTAACTTATGTAACAAAGGAATGATGTATATTATTTTTGCGGCGGTACTTATCGCGATCGCCGCGTATTATCCAATTAAACTTATAAAATTTTATTGTATGAAAAGTAAAGAACAAGTCTTGGAAGCCGAAATTACGAAGGGACTAAAGGAGTTACAAGCCCCGATCGCGGTTAACGACTATGTAGTTTTCAATTTCGAAGGAGTGGAAACTATGGGGATGATAACAGACAGGGACAATTTTAAAAATGAATTTTTGGTACGCATGCTATCGGGGGTAAAGCGCGGTGCGTTCTACCCATGTGACGGGACGGAACTCACAGCGATTAGCCCGGAATCAGCGATAAAAGAACTAGCCCGGCAAAAAGATGAATGGAAGAACAAGAAGCGAGAGGAATCCATAAAGAAACGAAGAGAGGAGTTTCGCGAGAAGTACGGCAGCATTGTACGCGGATCATATTTGAAGAACCGGGACGCTCTCTATGTAGTCGAATCGGTGGACCTTGAAGAAGGAAAAGCCACGGCGATTAGGCTTATAGATTTGGGTCTCAATTTCCCAGCCGGAGAAAAGTGTATATTGCCCCTAGATAATGGTTTCAGATTAGTAACCCCCGAAGAAGCGGCGGAAATTTTATTAAAAGAATATAGCAATGAGTAACAAAAAGAAACTAAAATCAAGGGATGGCGCAACCCGGATAACACCGGATAAGAGTGTAGGGTATTTTTGCGGTATGTATAAGCTGCAAGAGTATGACAAGAAGGCTGACCAATGGGGCGATATAGAAGGGTGTGCCCTTCTTACATGGACAGAAGCAACCACAGCCCGGAAGAATTACGTAGCGTTAAGGCAGGCGTGTAAAGTGGCTAACAGTTCGACAATGAACATTAATATACCATCGGATGAAGTCAACGGAAACTAGCGAGAAGGTATTTGAGCGTACTATGTCTAAGTACGTCGAGAGTAAAGGAGGGATGGCAGTTAAGCTGCTATCCCAATTTATTAACGGGCTTCCGGATCGGATGTACTTGTTACCGGGCGGGACTGTTATCTTTGTTGAGTTCAAATCAACCGGGTGCAAACCAAGGCCGATTCAGCGCGTTATACTCGATCGGATCGCCGCGCTTGACTTCAACGTACGTGTAGTGTCGAACCCCGACGAGTACAATGATTTGAAGGAATTAATAGACTTCTATGTTAACGGACGTTAACTAAGAGCGTTTAATGCAAATAAAAGTTAAGGGTTTACCCTATATTTTGGTAGTATGAAAAGAACCCGTATCTTTGAAATGTCAAAAGGAAATAACCATTTAAAAATTAGAATTATGAAAAAGGAAATTAACAGATACGCATGGTTACTTAAGGTTGTTGATCATTCAGAACCGGAGCTTAAAATTAGTTATGTAGACCTGTATGGATTAACAGAGGGCGAAGCCGTAGCAAAGGTACACGAGATAAAGAATAAATCCCTACAGTGTAAATTATACAGGCTATATGTAGTTATATAAACAAAAAGAATTTAATAACCCGGGCGGGTAACACCGCCCACAACACCCAAAAGATATGAAAGAAAAAATTTTAATTATTGGCAGACCTGGAACAGGTAAAACCAATTTAGGAAACGTACTAGCCGAGTTAATGAATTACGATTTAGTGGATGAAGTCCCATCGGCGCAGTGGCTATTCGTAAACGCCGAACCGAGAACGGTATACGTGTCAAACAGTATCACAGGGGCAGAAGCCACTCTGTATCTAAATGATTTCACAGTAATCGCAGTATCAAACTTATAAAAATTAGAATCATGAAAAAGTTAATCAGTATTTTAGCAATAGTTTTATTATCAGTTAGCGCAATGGCGCAAGTAACATCCGCATCAGGCAGTTTAAAAACGCTAAAGTCTTTCCGTCTAGGAACTTGTAAGATTGTGGAGGTGACGAAAGGCGACGCGGTAACCTATCAGATCACCGGACAGCTAGCCGGGACTAGTTCGCTAGAAATGGATATTGATCTAGGCGACGCGGACGCGGCGGTTAAGACGCTCTTAAGTCTGGCCGAGTACAAACCATCAAGCAGTAATGAGATAGTACACCTTAATAACCCTGCGGGACATACCGCACGTTTCCCGAAAATGGCAGGCGTATGGCAGATATTCAGCCCGGGCAATCAGTTCACCGTTAACATCTCACGTAACGAACTTAAAAAGATGGCAGAAGCAATAACCAATAATAAATAAGATCATGGAAATATATAGAAAATCAAATCACGATCTACTACAGGTAGAAAAGCTACAAAACGGTAGACTAATGAGTAGGAGCAACGGCGAAACGAAAAGTTTCGAGAATTACAAGCAGTTCGCAGTACACCTGTACAACAAGGGTTTTCACATTGCTATGACTGACAGAAGCAGACAGTTTGCGCACAACTTTATAGAAGCCGGAGAAATGGAAGAACTTAAAAGCCTTCTTCCCAATAGCGAACTGGCATTTAGAAAAGATGGCGATATATTCACAGGGTGGTTTATAGGGTTCAAGCCGGACGGGTTCGTAGAACTGAAGAGCAATACGGATTTCTCGTACACCAACGAACTAGGATATAAAGCCGTAACGGTTAGGGTTGATGAACTGATCTTAATTAAGGGAGATATTTAATTATGGTAGACTTCAACAAGAAACTGAAGGTAGACCGCATCAATCTATTTTGTGATGTGGTTACGAAGATGGCGAACGGCACGCCCGCCGAGGGCTACGCGATCGGGGACGCTATTAAGCAATTACCCGAGAACCTGCAACAGTATTTAATATCAGAAGTACCGGACGCAATACTAAGAAGGGAATACAGCCGCCGGGAACTTCATAAAGGTGAGGGCGTGGTATTCGAGGGGGCTGATACGGTGGCAGAGGTTTACAAGGAAGAAGTGTTTAACGCTAACCGGGCGGAAGCCCTGAAGGGCTTGTTAGGTATTAAATCGCAGTTCCCCGACATTCTGGACGTGATCGAAGAATTACTAAAGTGTTTCCCGGAGCGGTACACGCTAGATGATATTTACGATATGTTGTATAAAAAGGATTTAGGGTTATGAAAGAATATAAAGTAGGTGAAGTATTCACCACTGGGGACGGCAAGACCGTTCAATGCGTAAGAAGTAACGGTTTATGTAGCGGATGTGTTTTCCTCGCAAAGATAGGCGACGCGCCACGATGCAAAGCAATGGATGTAGATTGCTCCGAGTGTTCACGCGAGGACGGTCAACACGTAATTTTTGAAGAACTGGAAGAGTTTAAAGAGCACGA